ACTAATTTAATTGGTAGTTTTTCGTTTTTATAAAAAGATATAAACAATGGCAAAGAAAATAAAAAATAATGAAGTAGATGAAAAAGAAATATCAGCTAAATTAGAAGCTGATTATCAACATTGGGTTGATGTATATTTCAAATTTAACAAGAATGGACGACTTACAAGCAAACAAATAAAACCACATTTAACAATGGGAAGTGCTGAGGTAGATGCTGCTCGTATGTTAGGTAACGTTAGGGTTAAGGAATTAATTGAAATGAAACACGCTCATATCAAAATGAAAGAAGAAATAGAATTATCTTGGATAATTGAAAACTTAAATAAAGTTATTATTGATTGTTCATTAGAACAAGTAGAAAGAGATGATGCTGGTAAAATAACATCTAAACCAGACCGAGCAAACTTAATTAAAGCAGTCGATTTATTAGCTAAAATAAGTGGAGCATATGCACCAACCAAAACAGAAGTAAGTGGTGAGATAAATAATAAAATTATAAAAGTATCTTATAAAAAAGATAAAGAATAATGGAAGAATTAGAAATTGAATTTGATGCAGAATTATTCAACCCAATTTATTTTGAGTTGAAAGATGCTATGGAAAATAGTGATATTCGTTATATATGGTTATATGGTGGGTCCAGTTCATCTAAATCATTCAGTATCAGTCAATTAACTATTGTGAATATGTTAACCGAATCTGATTATAATACACTAATTTTTCGTAAGTACCTCAGTGATATAAAGAATTCAATCTATACTGATTTTAAAGGTATTATTAATGAATGGGGTTTAGAAGATTTATTTATCATTCAACAAAATTATATTCAATGTAAAGAAACTGGTAATTATGTAACTTTCAAAGGATTAGATGACCCCGAAAAAATTAAAGGCGTCAGCGGATATAAAAAGATTATAGTTGATGAGATTACGCAATTAGATTTTGAGGACTACAAACAACTTAAAAAGCGTGTCAGAGGTAAGAAGAACCAACAGATTGTAGGTATATTCAATCCAATATCAGAAAATCATTGGATTAAAACAGAAATATTTGATAAGGAAAGTATTGTTAAAGTTCCTTCTGATATTCAAGAAAAACAAATAAATGAATTAGGTAATTTAGTTATCTTCAGAACTTGTTATCTAGATAACAAATATATTGTTGGACCTTATTTTTATGATAAACACGCTATTCAATCATTTGAAGATGATAAGAAGAATGATTATTCATATTATTTAATTTATGCAATGGGTGAATGGGGTAAGCTACGTAATGGTGGTGAATACTTGAAGAACTTTAACCCAGTTTATCATACCCAAAAGCTACAATACAATCCAGAATTACCATTACATTTAACATTTGATGAGAATGTTAACCCATATGTTACTTGTACGGTATGGCAATTAGAAGGAAAACACCTTCAACAAATAGATGAAATATTATTAGAGGACCCAAGAAATACATTAGCACATACTTGTAATGAATTTAAAAAAAGATATGATGGTCACGAAGGTGGAATATTTATATATGGTGATGCAACAAGTAGAAAACAAGATACTAAATTAGAAAAAGGAACTAACTTCTATACTTTAATTCAAGGCTATTTAGAGCAATTTAAACCAATATTAAGATTGAATAGTATTAACCCTTCAGTTGTTATGAGTAAGTTATTTTTAGATGCTATATACAACAATGAATTGGATATTCAATTAACAATTGATACTGATTGTAAGAAAAGTATTTATGATTATCATTATGCACTTGAAAATGCCGAAGGTGGTATCGATAAACGAATGGTAAAGAATAAACTCACGGGAATAAAATATCAAGAATTTGGCCACCTTTTAGATGCCAAGAAATATTTGGTAACCTTTATATTTAAAAATGAATATCAAACTTTCATAAATGGTGGAAAGAAAAGAGTAATGAGAGTCGGAAGACGAGCTACTCAATAAAATTATATAGAATAAAATAATAATAATAAAGTTTTTATAAAAAAATACAATGGCAATTATATATAGACACAGAAAAGCTGGAACACAAGAAGTATTTTATATTGGTATATCAGTTAATAAATATAGACCATATGAAGAAAGAAGAAGAACTAAATATTGGGGAAATATTGTTAATAAATATGGTTTTGAAGTTGATATAATATTCAACGATATTTCTTATGAAGAAGCCAAAGAAGGTGAGAAATTACTTATTAAATTATATGGACGAAAAGATTTAGGTCTTGGACCTCTAGTTAATATGACAGATGGAGGTGAAGGTACTTTAGGTAGAATAGTAAGTGAAGAAACAAGAAAAAAAATATCAGATTTAAAAAAAGGTAATAAATATTTCTTAGGTAAAAAACATAATGAAATAACTAAAAAAGTATTATCTGAAAAATTAAAAGATAGATTATTTAGTGAAGAAACAAAGAAACAAATGTCTGATAGTCATAAAGGTGTTAAATTTTCTGAAGAACGTATGGAAAAAATAAAACAACGTACTAATAAACATTTGAAAACTGAAGATGCTATAATTAAATCTGGTTTATCACGTAGGAAAATTATTTTGAATATTGAAACTGGTATTTTTTATTCAGGATTAAAAGAAGCAGCAGACACAATAAATATGAATTATAAAATTCTATCTTATCATTTAAATAATGGAGATAAAAATAAAACAAAATTAAAATACGTATAATATGAATTACACAACAATAGAAGATTTCTACTTAATAATACAAGATAAACAACTTACACAACTTATTGGACTTAGTGGAAACTCAATGTTAGATTTAAGTGTGGAAATGGCATTATCTGAAGTAAAAAGTTATCTTGTCCAAAAATATGATATGGTATTTGAATATGCACAAACAGGAACATCTAGGTCATTACAAGTTGTAATGGCAGTCGTTGATATAAGTTTATATATCCTTCATTCAAGAATAGCACCAAATAATATACCTGAGCTTAGACAAAAAAGATATGACCAAACAATTAGTTGGTTAAAGAATTGCGCTAAAGGTTTTGTTACTCCAGCTTTAACTGAGATTGATTTATCAACAACAGGAAGTAAATATCGTTTTGGGAATTTTCCACCTCAACCAAATAATTATTAATAAATTAAACTAAATAATATGAAATTAAAAAACTTTTTCTCATTTGGAACATCTAGTCCATTGGTTACACAACCAGTAGATAAAAAGATTCCACAAGTAGTTAGAAAATCAACAAATAGACAAAAACAAAATACTCTTAATTGGAGAGATTCGATTGTTCAGGCAGAAAATCAATGGTATCCTTATAGAACTATTATGCAAGAGTTATTCTTGGATACAGTACTTAATGCTCAAGTAATTGCTTGTATAGAAAGAAGAAAAGACCTTACATTATTAAGAGATTTTAAAATGGTAAATGAGGATGATTCTGAAAATGAAAAGGATATGGAAATGATTAATCAAATGTGGTTTAAGAAATTCATTTCGTATAGTCTTGATGCCATCTTTTACGGATATACAATGATAAATATGGGTTCCATTGTTGATAATAAGTTTCCAAATTTACAAATCACAAGAAGAGATTATGTAAACACAAACTGGAATATGATTTTGGATTATCCAACAACACCTACTGGTGTTGTTATAACAGATAAACAATATAATAACTGGAATATTCTTGTTAAAACGAATCAACCAAATGGTGTTAATGATTGTGGATATGGATTACTTTATCCAGTTGGTGTGTTAGAGATTTATTTAAGAAACATTTTAGGTTTCAACGCAACATTCGTTGAATTATTCACAAGTCCATTTAGAGTAGCTAAAACAGATACAGCTAGTGAAGATGAAATGGATAGGCTTGAAGAATTAATGTCAAATTTTGGTAATAATGCTTGGGGTGTCTTTGGTAAAGAGGATGAGTTTGAATTCTTACAAACAAACAATCAAGGAAATTCTTATGAAGCATTTGCTAATTTTGAAAAAAGACTTGAAGATAAAATATCTAAAATAATCTTGGGCCACGCAGATGCTTTGGATTCAGTACCTGGTAAATTGGGTGGTGGTTCTGGTGAAGATAATCCTGTTTATATTGCGATTAGAGATAAAAGAAATGTTGATGGAGAGTTTATTGAAAACATTGTTAATAATGAATTAATACCTCGTTTAAATGCATTAGGATTCAACTTCACATCTAAATTCAAATTTGTTAATGATGACGAAAAAATTGAGGAAATTCAATTTATAACTGATATTGCAATGAAATTAAAACAAACTGGTATACAAATGACAAGTGAGTTTTATACTGAAAAGACTGGTATACCAACAACACAGATAGAAAACAAACAACCAACTAATAAAAAAATAATTAATGGGAACAAGTAATCAATTTAATTTTACACCAATTAGATTAGCAATTGAAAAAGAATTAGCTAATTTACCAAAAGATATGGCTATTGTATTACAAAATGAAAGTGTAAATAATATCAATACTCAAAGTTTTTATGGTAGTAAATGGGAACCAGCAAAAGAATCTGAAGGTCATCCTTTATTAAATGATACAGGTAAATTATTAAATGCTGTTAAAAAATCGGTTCAAACTGGTAATAAAAATAGTAAAGATTCATTCAATCTAGCAGTAATAAACGACTATGGATTATTTTTAAATGAAGGAACACCTAAAATGCCTCAAAGACAATTTATGGGAAATTCTACAGTATTAGATAATAAAATAATAAAATTAATTGATAGACAATTAACACCCAAATTTGATATAAAATAAAATGGATAAATTAATTCAAGATTTACAAACTAAATTACTATCAACAAATGTTTTTAATTGGGTTGGAATATGGAACAATCACTATGAAAAGATGTTAGAAGGAAAAGAATACGCCATTATGAACCCTTCAGCTTATGTTGAACTAGAAACCAACAATTTTGGTCAATTAGGTAGTGGATACCAAGGTATAGATATTATAATGAGAATACATATTTTATCTGAAGAATTAGATGCTGGTGATGGTAATATTGATGGGTTCATTTCAATTTATGGACTACGTGATGCAGTCGTTAAAAAATTCTCTTTATATGATGCATATATGGGTGGTTTTTTAATCAAAACAAATGAACAACAACATTATGACCATAGTAACTTATATCATTACGTGATTGAATATACTATGCATTACGTAGACGATACAGCAGTTCCTGCACTAACAACAATAACAGGTGTTATCCTTAGTACAACAGTAATAATTAAATAAAAATGTCAAGAACAATAGAACAAGTTAAGTCAGCAATTATTGCTGACATGTCAGGATATCCAGAATTACAAACATTATTAACAAATACAAGTAAAAGAAGTATTTGGTATTTATTCATTTATTGTATAAGTGCCTCAATTGTAGTGCTTGAATCTTTGATGGATATATTCAAAAGTGATTTAGAAACAATCGCATCGGCATCAGCTGCTGCAACACCATTATGGTTACAAGATAAAATATTCAAATTCCAATACAATTCAGCAACACCACAAATTGTTAAATTAGATGTAGCTGGTGGAACATTTGCACCAATTTATGATATAATTAATCCGAATCTTTGTATAGTTAAAAAAACATCTATTCTAACAACAGCAACTAATTATGTTAATATTAAAGTAGCTAAAGATGTTGGTGGTGAATTAGGACCTTTAACAAGCGATGAAACAAATGCACTTCAAGGTTATGTAAATATAATTGGAGCCGCTGGGATTAATTATGCTGTATCATCCAATCCAGCCAATAAATTATATTGGACCGTTGATATATTGTACGATGCACAATATGTTAGTGTAATTAAACAAAACATACAAACATCTATGACTAATTTTTTAACACAAATACCTTTTGATGGTGTTTTTAGAGTGAATCAATTTGAAAGTTATATCTTAACAAATACAGTTGGAGTTATTGATTTAACAACAAAAGAATTATCAATCAGAGAAGATAGTCAAACAGTTGCAGAAGGTATTCAACTTGTAACAGGTCAAGATATTGTAAGAAGTAATATTAACCCTACATCAGGATATATAACATCTGAAACAAATTCGGGTGATGGAATCTTAGATGGTTCAAACATAACGCTAATAGCTTATTAATAAAATATGATAACTGATTACATTCAAATGATGATTAATTTATTGGTACCTGATAAGCGAACACCAAACACAATTGCTTTTCTTTCACCTATAAGTAATCAACTACAAATAAATAATGATACATTATTTACGGTTTATAAACAAGGGATGAACTTTCTTGATTTTAACCCATCAACCACTTATACAAGATATTCAGTAGTGAAATATGGTAAAGCGGTATATTACTCAGCAGATGATGATAATACTGGTAATTTTCCTTATGTTGGAAGCGAATTTTGGGTTCAGATAACAAATAATTTTATTGGGATGGACCAAAGAATACATTTCAATGGAACTAAATTAGTATTTGAATATGCAATAAATACATTTTTTGGAACATATTATGAACCAAACACTAATTTAAATTCTGAAATATATCTTGAAACAACTCCTACTATACAAGAAGAATTTAGAATTGGTGATACAGAATCATTTTCAAGTTCAGTTTTAAACACAACATCAACAGGATATATAAAATTAACTGATATACCAAGTAATGCAACATCATTAACAATATGGGTTAAAGATTTAAATACATTAGGTAAACCAACTTATGATGAAATTAAACATTTCGCAGATAAATATATAATTGCAGGAATTCGATATAAAATTTCTTCTTATTAATAATAAAAAAATTAAACAAATAAATAAAAATGAAAAAACTTAATATTAGCCCAATAACAGATTCAGCGTCAATGCCTTTAAAATCAGGTTCATTGGAATTTTTACAACAAGCTCACCAAGAAACTACTATAGCTATTGCTAATAGTTTAATTGGCTATACTCCAGACCCAACTAAAGGTTATATAATCAATGGTGTAAATGTAACTAATACTGGTAGTAGTTATACTGTTACCAATGGTTATTTATATTTTAACAATGAAATATTTAAAGTTAATGGAAGCGCATTTATTTTGGGTGGTGGTCAACAAATATTTGCTACAATAACCAACATACCTTATCCATTGGCCGACCCAGTTTTATTTGGGGATAACGTGAGCAGAAATGTCCATTTAGATAGACAAATTACATTTGGTTCAGGGACATCAGGTGATATATTATATATTAATTGTATAAGAGCTGGAGCTTGGTTAACTGGTGATATAAAAGAAGTTGATTGTACAAATGGTTATCTAGCAGTAAATTTTGATGGAACAGGTTTAGGTATAAATGAAAGGCTTGGATGGGCCATTTGTAATGGTCAGAATGGGACTAAAAATAGAAATGGTTTAGTTTCAGTAGCTTATGGTACAGATTATACTTCAATGGGTGTAACAGGTGGTAGCAAGAATGCTGTACTTATCGAACACGACCATACTATACCGTTAGGTATATTAGCTGGTGTTAGTATAGGTGGTAGTGGTAGCTATGATATTAATGCTAATACACCAACAAATAAAGCTGGAGTTGGTGAAACTGGAGTTGGTAAAAATATGCAACCATATATTGTTACTTTATTTATACAAAAATTATAATTCCATTAATTAATAATAACAGTTTTTAATATAAAAATTAAATATGAATATAAACGACTTTAATTTTCAGTACACAATTAACCCAGAATCAGATAATCCAATTATGTTAATAAATGATACAATTGGTTATGATGGTTTTGAAGGAATAAATGGTGGAGATTTTCAAAAAGAATTATTAATTCTTGATGAAATGAATAAAGAATCAATTGAAATTTGGATAAATAGTGGTGGTGGTAGTGTATTGGATGGGTTTTCTATTTGTTCCGCAATTATTAATGTAAAAACTAAAATAATCACTAATAATGTTGGTATTGCTGGTAGTATTGCTGGTGTAATATTTATGTGTGGAAAAGAAAGAATAATGTCTGATTATGCGTTATTAATGATGCATAATGTATCAGGTGGTAATGAAAAAGCTAGAGAAGAATTAAACAATTCAATATCATTACTTTTATCAAAAAATGCTTCATTATCTCAAGACCAAGTTAAACTTTTAATGAATAATGAAACTTGGATGAACTATGAAGAAACTAAATCAAATGGTTTTCTTACGAATAAACAAAAAAATAATTTCCAAAATAATGATAGTGTAGTTTTTATGGAAAATGAAAACACATTTGAAAATGTTTTCGAATATGCAAATAAAATAATTAATATGGCAAAAACAAAAGACATTGAAAAACCAGTTAACGAATTAGAAATCCAACCAGATGAAAATTTAGTTATTGGTGAAGTTGAATCTGATTCAACTACTGATAAAAAACCAGAAGTAGAAATTGAAGGGGAAAAAGCTGAATTAGGAAGTGGATTAGACGCTGTAATTGTTCAACACACACATTCACCAGTAGTTCAAGAATTGGAAAACAAATTAGATTTAACTAATTCACTTAAAGATTATGTAAATGTAATCGCTGAAAAGGATTTAAG